CAATCTTGGAAATATTCTCCAAGCGTCAACAGCTCTTGCCATATGAATTAATTTAGCATATGGATTTACACCAAGGTCTTTGATTGATGTATCAACTTCTAAATCAACTTGTATTTTTTGTTTAGGTTCTGCAACCTTAACATCTTTTTTTGCTTCTTCTTCTGCCATTACTTCATCTTCCTCTCTCTAGCCTTATCTTGTTCGTCTTTGATATACTGAATTAATAAATTAACGTATATCTCCCTCTCCCATGGTATCATCATATTCAATTCAGTTAGAGAATATTTATGATGTTGCATTAAAGCAAAGTTAACCTTAAAATGGTTTTCTAAGCTATCATGTGAGAGGGCTATGCGAAAAAATCGGCTAACCCTTGCAACGTCACTTTACTCTCAACTTTTGTTTTTGGATTGGTTACTGTAATCTCATGTGCCAATCTTGGCATAGTTGAGAAAAACTTTTGTAACCTTACAAAAACACCACTATCTAAACTATCAATAAAATCTCTCAATTCTTTTTGAGTATAATCTTTAGCTTGGTGTACTGTTTCACCATCAATAATCTGGTAAATAGTGTTACCAATGATTTCAAACAACTTGTCTGTCTTCATTGATTTACTGTCAGCAGTTGGATCCACACTGTTGATTGTAGGGTATGTCATAACCATTTTGATTTTGTCATTTACCTCAATCGTGTTAGTATGTTCGTCATCAACTTGTACATTTACTTTTGTCAAGTCAACTTCATGCTCAGCATATGTCACTTTGTCGTCAGGACATAACACTTTAATTTTTACTTTTTCACCTACTGATTTAGACCTAATCTGTAAAAAGATATACTCTAAATCAAAGGTTGGTAATACTTCTACGTTAACTGTACCATAGGTACATGCGTTAACAATGTCTTTGAGAGCAGTAGTAATACCTTTACTGTTCCCCTCTTCTAGTGCTTGAAGGAGTATTTTCTCCTCTTTCACAATAAAAGGTCTGTACTTAACAACTGTGTCGCTACTTGGCAACGTCAATTCATAAGTCGCTGTTTCTAATATAGGCAATGCCATGATATACTTCTCCTTTTTATATTATACAAATGGTGGGAATACTTTACCACCTGTAACTCTACCAATTGGCAAGTTACGTTTCGCTGTAGATAGAACATCACGTCCTGCTCTACGTATTTCTGGTGGTAATCTATTTAATATACCACCAAATAATCCAAAATCTTTACTCGGTTTAATACTTGGCAATTCACCAAACGATTGGCCTACTGTAGCATTGCTAAGTTGGTCAATTGTTAAGTTACGCCAATATCTAAAATTCAATGTAATAGGTACTCTTACTACATCATTTGTTGTTCCATAATTATAATCGTATGAACCAATAGTCTGTGGATATACTTCATACAATCTAACTGCATATGTAACTCTGTCTCTGTCACTCTCATTAGAGAATGAGCCTAACTGAAATATGTCCATAGTACCAATGTAATCATCATAGAATTTCATGTCGTGTGAATTGATATCAAATATCTTTTTCTGCCAATTCTCAAAGAATAATCTTTGTCTTAAAAATTTGTCGCCATAGAATGAACACTCTAACTCACCACTAAAACCATATGCGAAAGGCATTAGTCTTCTAGGTCCATAATGTTGTACTTCTGCTGTCTTCACGTCTCTACTTGGCATTGTAACACTACTACACATCATACCAATATTTCTTTTCATTTGTGATGATTCTAAATCATTCATACCAGTTGCAGCTGAAGCCGGAGACATTGCCATGTCATCCATGTAATCTTGTTCGGTAAATATCTTTTGAGGTGGTTGTACAACAATTAGGTATCTAGCCGGTCTTGCCATGCCTTCACCTTGATTTATCTCTGCAATAAATCTGTTAATTGTACTTTCACTTTGACCAACTTGACCGCCTTCTGTAAAACGTGGGTCTTTATTGATATTATCTAAAGACTTATCTCTAGGTAAACCAATTCTAATATCTTGACCAAATATCTTTACACCACCTCGTAAAATTGCCATTATAGTATTTTCCCTTTATTAGGTCCGTTTTTAATTCTGTATCGTTGTGTACCTGTAGCACCAATTTCAACTTCTGTTCTTAAAGATTTAGATAGTTCTAATTCTTTTTTATATTTATTGACTTTATTAGTGTGTTCAGTTAATTGTTTTGTTCTATCTCTGTCCATTATATTTTTCTCCTACTGTCAGCAAATACCTGACCAATTGAAGCCTTTTGAAACTGTGCAACTGGTAAATAACAGGCTAATGCCATTTCATCTGCGTCTATTCGTAAGAATGAAGAACGTACATTAGACCACAAGTATCTTTTAATTGCTGGTTTAATCAAGTTAACATTTTTTAGTGATTGATAATTTGCGTCAATTCTAGTTGTACTATCAAATTTAGCATTTGAAGAGTATCGTTGCATTTCTTGTAACAACTTAAATCTTAACGCATATGGTAAATAGTGAAAGTTTAAACCTAGGAAACCTCTTGGTACAACTTCTAAAGGTAGTACCAACGGAAACGTATCATAGAATGGTAGTTTTGCTTTTGTTTTTGGGTCATAGAAGAACATTGACATTCTTCCACCACTTGGTTTGCCTAATAGTTTACCACTATTCATTAGTTTAGTAGCAGAAGTTCTATCTGCAATCAAAGACACTGCGTTTCTGTACCATGAGGCACTACGCATTTGTCCATCTTGTATGTCCTTTAGTGGATTGAATATATTTACCATACCACTATTTATAAGAAAACCCCTAGCGATTTCTCGCTAGAGGTTAAGTCTTTTAGATGTATTCTGAGAGAGAAAGGATTACTCTTCGTCAGCCAATTTACTAAAATATGACAACGTATCGTCATCATTTTCACTTGGCGTAGAATCGTTACCTACATCCGGTTGACTTGGTACAACCTGTTCGGTCTGTGGTGGGAGGTCTACAGATTCGATATTGGTTGTATTCTGTTGTCCCGTAATTACCCTATTCAATTTGCTCTTGAGCTCATCATAGGTCTTAAAATTACTAGGGTCAACAAAAGGTAATAGAGGATATTGTTTTGACCAAATAGCCTTGATATCTTCATCAGACTCTTTGATTTGAGAAACACCCTCAAATTCGGACTTATCATAGTTCCAATAACCATCAACTTTTCTGATTTTCAGTTTAAAGTTTGCACCTTTCCAAAAATCAAATGGGTTAATTGCCTGTTCATCTTCAAATGCCGGCTGCATTGCTTCGGTAATCTTATCAAAGATTTTCTTACCAAATTTAAACAAGAACGTCTTGCCTTCATTTTCTGGATGTTTAGGGTCACTAACTATCAAAATATTAGAATAGTATGACAATTTTCTTTTTCTCTTACGAGCAATTTCTTTGTCACTATCTACGCCAGTATTCCATAGTCTAGTATTCTCTTCTGACACTGGATCCTTTTGATTCAATGTTGTTAGAGAGTTTTCAATATACCAACCGCCTTTATCTTGGAAGGCATGTGACCAAACTCTTTGCCATGGCATTTCTTCTCCACTTGAAGCAGGTAAGAAACGTAACACAGCGTAACCGTTACCAGTTTTATCTAGTTCAGGTTTCCAAAGTCTGTCGTCTTGGTATTTGTTAGATGATTTCGCTTCTGGTTTTTCACTTGAAGCTTCTAGTGCTTTTGTAATTTTATCAAAATTACCACTTGATTGTTTTAATGATTCAAAATCCATATTTTACTCCTTTGTATGTATTTTCGTATTATTGTTTTCGTGTGACCTGTTTAATTCGGCCTCATTAGTATTTATACAAGTTTTAGCAGCCAGATAGGACATTTTCTGCTCCACTGACTTCAAATGGGTCACTCGTACAATTGTCGCATTTACCTGCCTCTTCATATACACGTTCAACAACTCCGTCATTGATTATCATTGCATATCGCCAAGACCTGTACCCAAATCCTTTATCGTCTTTCTTAACTAACATACCCATACGTCTAGTAAATTCACCAGAGCCATCTGGTATCATCTTTACTTTCTCAACGTTTAGGTTGTCTGCCCAAGCATTCATTACAAAACCATCATTAACAGATAGACAGTATATTTCTGATACGCCTTTGTTAATAAACATGTCGTACATTTCTTCGTACTTCGGTAACTGTTTACTTGAACATGTTGGTGTAAAAGCACCAGGTAATGCAAATAGCACTACACGTTTGCCTTTAAAAAAATCATCTGTTGTCTTGTCCATCCACTCACCGGCGACACGACATTTAAATGTTACTTCTGGTAGATTCATGCTCGTTTTATTCCTTTAATTTATTGTTACTAATATACACTATAATGGTCATAATGGCAATGCTGGTTTGAATCTTTCTGCAAATTCTGTATAGTCAATATATTCAAGGTTTTTCACGCCTTTCCACTCTTCAATTGGTCTATTTACATCATCACGGCCGTCATTATATCTGTTGACCTTATAGAATTTTATACTATTAAACGATTGAAACAAGTCTTTCCACTGTCTCTTCCAGTTTATACTTGGTGTTGGGTGCATTTCTTTTGATACATAATGTTTAGTACCAGCAAATATGTTATTGACCTTTTTATCTGTACTGTCAAGGTCATGTCCTATCAAAAACACCTCACTTGGTGTTTCTTTCTTACATGCAATCCAACCTGCTGTTGGTCCTGCTGACCAACCCTTATCTTTATTGTCCATATATTCTGTAATTGATTCAGAATAGTCTGGTGTTTTTATCCATGATACTTTGATAGCACCATGACTAATATTTTTCTTTTCTGTGCCACCATCTTTCTTAATAATTCCTACTATGCCTGATAATTTAGAACCATGCATAACATATTCTGTACTGTCACCACGTTCATTAGTAATAATGATATTATGTTTCTTTTGTAGTTCTTCCATTTCTAATTTATCTATACCACTGTCCATCATCATTTCATATGTATAGGCAGGCACTTTAGTCCAATCTCTAAAATAACATGGTACTTTTTGTGCTACGCCAGCATGATATATCTCATGCATAATACCATGGTCTACACCTATCAATGCGTCAATCTTATCTAACTCTTCTCTGTAAATGGCATTGCAACCATAAACTTTACCATGTGGTTTTAGAGTTTGTAAATCTAAACCTAATCTACTAGTACCATTACCAATACAAAATACTCTTGTCATTCGTTCTCTTTTGTGTCGTTTAGATTGTTCTAAACCTATTCTTAATATCTCTTCTTCTTTTGGCCACTCTTCATCAAAGTATCTAGCCATAATAATGATTTAATAATCCTGTTGCATATGTAAAAATGGCAACTGCATTTAAAAAGATTAATGCACGGTCATGCCATAACATACCGACTACCAACCAACCTGTAACACCAATACCATGAATTATAATGTTCATAGGAAATATGTTAGCACTGGTCAATGCCATACCACCAATAATGAATATACTAGAAACCCATTTAATGTACCATGATAGGTCACCTTTTGGTGTAATCTTCTTAAATACTCTTGTAGAGTTTAAGTCTTTAATCTTGTCATCTAATTTCTTTCTGACATTACCACCAACCATGTGCAACTCCTAAACCAAATACGTTCATCAATGAAAAGTAACCTACTAATACTGTAGGCCATGCTAGTTTACGTCTGTAGTGTGCATAGAAACCTGTAATACTACCAACAAAGAAACCAGGATATACAATTCGCATATCTGGACTATCAGCTGTTACAGCCAACGTCACACTTGCACCCACTGTAAATATGAAACTAACTAGTTCAAAGTAAAAAGCAACCTTATCACTTCTATAACTCTGTAACCAAAAATCTTTTACTTTATCCATTTATCACCTCTTTTATTGTAAACTTGGCAGTTGTTCTATCAAGTTTTATGAATGGTCTTAATTTGACCATTGTTTCTGAAATTTTAGGCCAAACCACTGTTTCAGATATTTCTTTGTCATAATTTTTACGAAACGCAATAAGCTCGTCAAGAAGTATGGCGGTTTGGAGACTAACTTTCCTTTGAATAAGTAAACGTAAGAATCGTGAATGTTGTCCATTACGTATGCCCATGCCATCATCAAAAGAAAGGCGCTTAAACTCAAAATCAGAAAGCATACGACCAAGGTCTTCTCGTAAAGAGTAATCAAAAGTCTCTTTATATTTTTTATAGTTAATATAGGCTTCATTACCATCATTTCTTATAAGATTTCCAATCCACTTCCGACCATCAATAGCAAAATTACTAACAAAATAATCCAGTATGTCTCGTTCATTATATCTTTTAGATAACTTATGAAAAAAATACCTATCTTTTCGTTTAGTAAACGACTCAAGAGTTGCGTTGTTCTTTCCATTGTACTTGATATAGTCATATGAGCTCGTAGTGAAATGGAGTTTAACGCCGAGATAAATTTTGTAAACATCATAGCCACCATATTGCATTAATCATCTAACAAATACTTTGCACTTATAGGAAAATGGTCTTTAATATGCCTTGATAACGGTTGTGTTATCATTCTTGTTTCTTCTTGTGCGTCTTCTTTGTTCCTTAGGTTACAGACACGAGCAAAGGCATATAAACTTCCTGTCCAATACCACTCTGTCATCATATTTTGAGGTAGTACCATTCTTGCCATTTCAGGTGCTACACCCTCTTTTAATAGATTGTTGTATGTTTCTTTTACATATTGAATTGTAGAAGAAATATCATATTCAATCTCTTTGTCACTTGAACCTTGTTTTTTGTTTTCTGGTTTACCACGCCATATAAATGGCATATAAAATTGTGGTTCATCATCTACGTATCTACGACTTACTTCATTCCATACTAAACCAACTTGGTGTTTTACTAGTTGTCTTGCAACAAACACAGGTGCCTTAATTAAAAATTGTAACGTTGCATGACCAAATGGCGACCAATGGTTATGGTCTGCAAGGTACTTGATTAGTTTCTCATCTTTCTCATCAAATACATCTTTCTTCTTACTGAATGACACTCTAGCTGCATTTACAACAGACAGGTCACTACCTAATTTTTCAATCAATTCTACGTTCATCTATATCTCCTCACACAGGTAATCTTGCTGGTCTACCACCTTTAAGTAGGCAGACTTCAGCTGCTTCAGCTTTAATTTTTTCTTTTAGGGATTTGGTAATCATTCTACTAGCAGTTTCAACCTCAATATTCTCGGTCTCACAGTAGTGAATTATTGCGTCTAGGTAAGTTATTGGTTTCTTATCTTTTACAATGTTCTCAATTATCAAACTAAATTCTTTACTATTCATACTTACCTTTATATCATATTATACGTCATTTGTAAAGCGTGGATTGATTCTGTTACGAGGTTCAATCCACAAAACCCTAAGCGACTAAGCCGCTAATGCAAAGTTATTATCGTTTGCGTTTAATTAGCATGAAAGGTTGCCACCTATTAACCTCTTACAAACTT